GACCCTCGCGAACATGAGCGTGTGATCGCCCTCCGAAGCCAATGAGCGTGCTTATCGAACCCGACGATACTGCTTGCCGGATCCGCGAGTACGTTCGCAACCACCCCGGTCTCATCTACGACAAGTACAAGCCAGAACGTGAGCGCTCGCTTCAGGGCGGCTGCTATGTCCTCGCCGAGTCCTACTACCACTCTCAGGGTGGTACGGAATCGGGACTCGATATCTATTGCCTCTCGTGGAGGGATGTCGGCTATCCTGACAGCGGCACGCACTGGTTTCTTCGCCGAACCGAGAGCGGCACCGTCGTTGACCTCGGTCTGGACCGCGTCGAGCAGGCCGAACATATTCCGTTCGGCGAGGCAACACGACGGGCGTTCATCACTGGGTACGAACCCTCGGAGCGGTGCGAGCGCGTCCTGGACGCGCTGGGAATTGCATACTAGATTGACTCAACCTCATGGGCCGCCCAGAAGACACCAAGCACGGTCGCTGCCAGGCAACAGCAAAATCCACCGAGGAGCAGTGTGGCCGTGCCGCCGTCGGCGAACATGGGAAATGCAAGATCCACGGCGGGAGTAAAGACAGCGGCGCGCCCGAGGGCAACTCAAACGCCGAAGGCAACTCCGGCGGTCTTGGAGCAGAGATCACACACGGGATCTATGCGGACGTGAACAAACTCTACAACGAGACGTTCGCCGAGGAGATGGTGGCCTTCGTAGACGCGACGGCCGCGGACCTCTACGAGCGCTTTGAGGGCCTTCACGGCATGCCGACGCTCTCGCAGAAATCCCGGATATTCGAGATTGCGATGAACGTCGCGAAGGGCGTCCACGCCGATAATTGGGCCGAGGACAAGCCGGACGAACTCAAGACGCCGAGCCCGCTGGTTGATCGCGAAAGCGAGATCGTGCCGGTTGGCGATGGCGAGACGGAAACGCAGGTCAAATACTCCGAGTCGGTCCCCATTGGCACCCAGCAACGCTACCGCCGCGAAGATCGCCAGTGGCTCAAGAGCTACGGACTGCTTGAGCACGATCCCGACTCGAAAGCCGCGAGCGCGCTCACTGGCGGCCTCGACTTGAACCTATCTTCCGAGGATAAGGATGTCCTCGACGAGACGTTCGGGGGCAGCGAATGAGCACCGGCAGACACTCGGCAAGCGAGATCGGCGAACGCAACCCCATCGCCCACCCGGGGGTCGCTTCGATGCAGTTGTTCGATTACTCGCTGCCACCAGGCGAGCACCTCCAAAGGCTCTATAATCGGCTGTGGAAAGCTGTCGACGACGACTACCCGCTCGCCCCCAAGAAGGTCGCGAACCTCTTCCCCCGCGGGCATGGCAAATCCGAGAGTGCTGCGGTCGTGTTCCCTGCGTGGGTGGTCCTCTCGCACCCGAACGCTCGGGTCGCGGTAATCAGCAAGACGAAAGACCCTGCTGGCGAACGAACAGGAAAGGTCGTTGATACGATCGAGCGGTGGGGACCTCACTTCGGTGTCGAGATCGACAGTGCCGCGGAGACGGTACTCACTACGGCGGCGAACACGCACAAGGAAGCGTCGGTCAGCCCCTACGGGCTCGAAAGCCAGCTCACCAGCAAGCACTTCGACGTCATCATCTGGGACGACATCGCCGACTGGGACAACCAGCGCACTAAGACCCAGCGCCGGAACGTTCGGGAGTATTTCCGAGACTACACGAAGAATCTCGGCGATCCCGATAGCGTTCTTGAAGGGGGTGCAGTGCAAGCCCTGATCGGCACCCGAAAGCACCCCCAAGACCTCTATGCGACGGACATTCTCGATTCGGCAACGTGGGACGTCACGATCCGCAAGGCCATCAACGAGACCGACTGGCCACTCGTTGAGGAGCGTGCGTGGTCGGTCCGGGGCGACGATGGACGGGTCTACGACGACGTGAGCGACTTGCCGGCGGATGTCAACCTCGCGAACAACGGCGTGATTCCTGACCAACCGATCGGCGTACTCTGGCCCGAACACAAGCCACCCGAGGCGCTGCTCTACGGCATCGTTGACGGCGATGATACGCTCCCTATCTGGAGACGGGAGAACCAGCAGGATCCCCATGCACTGTCGGGTGAGGTCTTCAAGTCCGACTGGCTCACCTACGTCGAGACACTCCCCAAACCCGAGTCGAGCTTCCGGTGGCTCGTGGGGATGGATCTTGGCCTTGTAGACGACCTCCAGCAAGCGGCGGAAGGTGACACGGACTACACGGCGCTCGCAGTGATTGCTTGGGACACTACTGCCGACCGGGGCTACCTCATGACCCTCAAGCGCGTGCGTGGCAAGTCGGTGAAAGCCGCGGCGGACTGGGCTGAGGATAAACTCGCCGACGTGCCCGTGGATTCGATGCTCGTCGAACAGAACGCGAACCGCGGCGTGGCCCAGCGCCTTCGCGACGAGTCACCGATCGCTGCTGAGGGCACGAGTTCTTCGGGATCGAAAGAGGAGCGGATCCACAACATGGCGGCAGAGTTCGAGAGCTCGGACCTCCGGATCGTCGGCCGGGCCACCGACGAGCAGTGGCGAACGTTCGAGACCGAGGAGTGGCTCCAGTTTCCGAACGCGCCGCATGACGACCGCCTCGATGCGATTGAAATAGCGCTACGGGCACTTGACGACAACACTGGCGAGTCGTTCCTGATCACGAACTAATCATGGGTGTCCTTGACCGAATCCGCTCGAACGACAACGAGGGTAGTGGCGACGTCGACGCCCAGCAGGAGCAACTTGCCGCCGACGACCCAGCTCCTCGCGGAGAGGATCGAGACGCCGGGTTCCTCGTCTCCGTCTTTGGCAATTCTTTCAGTGGCTCGCGGGTTACGAACTCGACCACACGCAGCGCCGCTCAGAGTAGCACGGACGAAGCACCGAAGATCGAAGCCGTTCGATCGACCGCTCCATCGGGCATCAACAGCGACCATCACGACTACTTCGAGCACCCCGAACTCGGGTTCACCCGCGCGGGCCTCAAACTGTTCGCGCTCACCGTCACCGAACCGGGCTATCGACTCGAAGCCACTCAGGACGGCGAGACCGACGAGCAGATGCAGAATGCTCTTCGACGGTGGGCCTCCTCGTGCGCGATCCACGGCGGCGAGAGGGACCAGCCCTTCGAGACGATCCTCCAGCGCGCGCCGATCGAGCGCTACTCCCGTGCGACGGGATTCATCGAGAAGGCGGGCACTCGCGAGAACCCGCGGGCCCTTTCAGCACTGATTTATCACGACCCGGGAACGTTCACACAGTACCTCCGCAAGAACAAAACGGTCGTTATCCAGCCCGATGACCGGGTGGATCGGGATCACCCACGCGCCCCGCGAGGCGACGGCGAGACTGTCCCGGCGGCATACGTCCAATACGACAGCGCATCAGGCTTCGACACAGACTCGGTAAAATTCGCTGCCGACGACGTTCTCAAGCTCACGTTCGATACCGAGCCCGGGGAGACCTGGGGGACGAGGATCTGGGAAGGGTGTGGCTCGCGGATCGATGCCCTGGTGAAGAAGCTTGAAGACCGTGACGCCTCGATCGAAACGGTCGGCCATAACCACCGGATCTACTCGAACGAGAACTGGTCGATGGACCGGGCCGAGGAGTACGCTACCAAGCACAAGTCTGGCGATGTTTCGGCTGGCCCGCGGGTCGCCGACCACTCGAACGACCGCGAGGGCTACCGCCAATCCTTCGCCGGCCGCGTGGATTTCGTTCCCTCAGATCTCGACGTCACTACCGTCGAGGGCAAGGTCGCCGACATCGACGACGCGGTAAAGGACGACATTGAGGCGATCTTCTCGGTACTCCCAGTCAGCAAACCCAAGATAGCATACGCCACTGACATCAATCAGTACGTCATCGACCCGTTAGATGATATGGACGGCCGGTTGATCGACGAGGAACGTCGGACACTCGAATGGATCTTCGAGAAGCCAGTCTTTCAGGCGAAGGCCGACGAGCTCGCTGGTGGTGTTGCTGGGGATGGGGCCTACTCCGGCGAAGTGTCTTTCTCGATCGAGAGCGAGCCCGCCAGTAACCCTCTCCAACGGAGTGACTTCCCTCGCGAGAACTTCGAGGCCGCGGCGGGTTCGGTTGAATCGCTACTCAAGGCTGGGGCGTCCGAGTCGCTCGTGTGGGCGCTGCTCGGCGATGCGGGCTACGATCGAGACGATGTGCAAGAGGAGTATGGCCAGCCATTCAACCCCGAGGAGTTCGCTCCCGAAAGTCGGGGCAACAAGGAGTCTACGGCGGGCCAGTCCGAATTAGGTGAGGCGGCCGCCGACGAAGGTGCCGAGACTGGCAGCGAGGGAGACAACTGATCTTCCAGAAATCATGACTGACGAGTTCAACCCTCTCTCCGACAACGAGAACTGGGAACGGGCAAAGAAAGCGCGGTGGTCTGTGGTCGAAGGCGCTGTCGGATCGGCCATCGCTGATGGCCATGCCTGGATGGATTGGCTTGTGGAATTGCCGAAGCGCGAGCAACCGGACAGTCCTCGGCAGCACTACGGCGCTTCTGCGTATCCAGTCCGCTACGATGAAGATCCACCGGAGGACTCCCCGAACCCGCACTATAAGGTCCAGTTTCGGTTCGATCTCCGCGATGTGTCCCTCCAAGACTTCCGTGAATCAGTTGATCCGAACTACGATACCCTCTCATGAGTGCCTCCGCCGAGCAGGCGGCGGCCAGCCAGCACATCGACCCATCTAGAACGGCCACCATTCGAACCCGCCTCTCGGGACGTCTCGTTGGCGGGTTGGGAAAAATCAATAGTCAACTCACGCACGACGTCGTAACCCGGGATGTCTTCGGGACGCGGCTCGACGAGGAGCAACTCGCGGACTACCCGACGGACGACACCGCCGGCGCGAACTACGAGGCCGCCGCCCTCCCGGCGTTGGCCTACGCCCCCACGTCCGAGCAAGTCCGACGGTTTCGCGAGTGGGTCGTCCAAGAGCAAGAACGTGCGGTTCGTGGGTCGCTCTCCACGACGAACAACTGGGCACTCACCCGTGCGTACAACAAGGGAATCGCCCGTGCGGAGACCGAACTCCGGGCGGCAGGGTTCGACATCGAGAGCATGGACCCGAGCGCGGTCCCGCGCCGAGAGACCACGCTCGACGAAGCCCGCTCGCGCTTCGATGGTCGGCTCACGACGGCGATCAACGATACGGCCGCCGAGGCGACCGGCACACTCCAGAAGGGGTTGGAACAGGGTCTCGCGGCGTCGGCGCTCGCCGCCGCGATCAAAGAGCGAATCAACCACTCGCGGGCCGGCAAGAATCGACTGCGAAACATCGCCCATGGCGAGGTGGTTCGCGTTGCGAACGGTGGCGCGCTTGATCGGTACGAGTCGGCCGGAGCGTCACGCGTCGGCGCGCAGGTAGAGGTTCGCATCGAAGGCCCGGCCGAGGGTCTGCCTGAAGGTGTCGAACCTGGCGACGTCGAACCCGAGGACGAACCACGCGGCACCTGGTCTGCGATCCTCGATTCGAAGACCTGCCAGCAGTGCGCGACGCTGAACGGCCAGCAGTTCCGAATCAGCGACATCCGTTCCGGCACGGCCCCGATGCCAGTTCGCGATACACACGGCTATTGTCGATGTTTTTACAATAGACCGGCCGTTTGATGCCAAAACCGCCATACACAACCCTTATCTGGTAACTCATGACCGATCCAACACACGAACGACTGGCGAGCGGCGCTGCTCGCTTGGTCGGCGACGACCTCGCAGATGCGTATGAAGCGCGCATCGTCCCCATCCCAGAAGACGAACGAACCACCGGACTGAGCGGCGAGGATACGATTTGGCCTCGTGAGACGCTGAAAGAGGCCACCGAACGCGGCGCGTGGGATGGTGTCAAGCTCCTCAAATCCCCTGGTGGGAGCGGCCACTTCGACTGGGGTGAACAACCCCCCGTCGAGAACCTTGCCGGGAGTATCATCGGATCGCACTACGAGGATGAGGTTGGGCCAGTTCTTGAAGCTGAGCTGGTAGATGAGCAACTCGCCCGCCTCGTCGAACACGATCTGGTTTCGGTGAGTCCAGATCTCACACGAGAGCTCGGCGAGGCGGACGAACAACTCGGTGCAAAGCCCGCCGAGCGGATCGGGGAGGTGCGGTACATTACTGTTCTTGACGTGCCGGCGAGCGAGAACGCGTCGATCCAACCCGCGACTGCCGATGCGCTCGGGATGCACCCCGACCAACTCGGCGGCCCCGAAACCGACACGGAGCACCATACTCGTATGCCACCATCCACCGAGGCCGAAGACGCCTCACACGAACAACTCGCACAGCTACAGTACCTCCGGTTCTGGCCCGATCCGGTTCCGGAGGGCGACGAGGAGCCACTCGATGCCTTCGATGCGGCAGCCGACGCCGTGGACGCGATCGAGGGTGTGACGGCGGTCCTCAACACCGAGACCGATAGCGACGGGACGGTGCGAGACGCCGAACTTCTCGCTGTCCTCCACTCTGATCGAGCGGACCTCGGGACGCTCAACAACGACCTGATGAGCGCACTCGATGAGACGCCGTTCGAAGCCGGGTCGGGGTACGATTGGGTGCCGGAACTTGAAACCGAGTATCTGGCACGCCGCGACGAGACACGAGAGCATAGTGATCAGCCGATGGGGGCGGATTCGGACCCCTCGGAACCTGCTGACATCGACCCTTCAACAATGGGAGACGACACCACCAAGGAGGAGCTGCGAGAGCAGCTCGCGGCAGCCGAAGCACAGAACGAAGAGTACGAAGACCGGATCGACGATCTCGAGGGCGAGAACGAGACTCTCGAATCCGAGATCGAATCCGAGCGCGAGCAGCGCAAGGAGGACACCGAGCACCTCCGTCGCCGCTACGCCGAGGCCGCCACCACGAGCGAGATGGCTGCCGAGGCACTCGTCGACAACGACGACAAATCCGTCGAGGACCTCGCCGAGATGGCGCTCGAAGCCCAAGAGGACGACGAGCCCGAAAACGAAGCGGACGAGGGCGGCGGGGACGACGAGGAGCAGCTCTCGGCGATGGAGCGCTACGAACAGCTCGCCGCCGAAAATCCGAACCCACGCGGCGGGGGTGGCGAGGACGACCCGGGGGGCGGGAACGGCCAGCTGGACGAGGAGCAGACCGCCAAGGCCGAGCAGCTCAGCCGGACCGTCATGAGCGGCGACGACGTCATGACGGCGTCCGAGGAGCAACTCTCCGGGCGCGAGTTCGTCCGCCAGCACAAGGGCGTCGACCCCTCCGAGTTCGACTCCGAGACGGCGCTCAAGAGCGCGATCGAGCGCGAGAACGGAGGTGAGGCCTGATGCCGGGCGACGTCACGCTCCTCGAACCCGGCACGGAGGCCCGTGTCACCCTCGAAGCGGATGGCAATGGCGACGTCCCGGAGTACGGCGACCTCGTCGGGATCGTCGGCGAGTCGAGTCGCGGCACCCACGTCTCGTATCCGGCGTCGGAGGGTGAGGGGGTCGGCCACCTCGTGGGCCCGCCGGCCGACGTCGACGAGGACGCTACCTTCAGCGCGAACGAGGTAGTCGGCGAGGCGATGGTCAAGCTCCGCCACGCGGTCGACTGGCTGCCCCAGACGAGCGGCGACTGGGTGCCGTCGACGGCCGCGACGGAAAGCCCCTCCCCCAACGACCAGGCAGTGAGTCTCACGGACGGCTCGGTCCGCGGCCGCGATGGCGACAGCGCCGACGCTGTCATCGGCCGGGTCTGGACGACCGTCCAGCGCGCCGAGGGCACAACTTCGAAGGTCGCCGTCGTGCGGGTGCGATGATCCCCACGAGTCACGACCGCTCCGAATCATCTCCGAACACCAATCCTTAGAGGTACACATCAATGCCACGCACAGCAGCAACCGTCAGTAACGCCGACCTCCTGCGGCCGGAGGTCGTTCGCAACCAGATGGTCGAGACGGTCGACCAGATGGAGCGCATCGAAATGGGCGACCAGCAGGGGTACGCGTCGGCGATGTCGACGTTCCCGATGGTCAACCTCGACGACCCCCGCGAGGCGTACTACACCTACGACGGGGTGACCGACGCCATGCCGCCGACCGGCTTCGACGCCGAGGGCGAGCTGATGTCGGTCGATCTTCCCGACAAGGAGAGCGTCGAGATCGAGGGCTACAAGCAGCGCTTCAACCCCAAACGGGGCGCTGAAACCCACTCTTCGGGGCTGCCGTTCTCGGTCTATCGTCGCGGCGTCTCGAAGCTCAACACGAAGATCTGGCTCACCCGCGAACTCGTCGCGTGGCGCGGCGACGAGTCCATCGATGGACTGATCGGCCGGTTCGGCAACAGTGCCCATCCGGACGTCGATGCCGATGGCACCGTCACGGCCGTCAATACGGGGTGGGACGACAGCGCGAACGCGACGCCATACAGCGATATCGAGGATGCGGCCTTCGGGATCGTCAACAACGGCCGCATGACCGGCGGGCAGGTCCAGCCGACGGTGTTCGTGGGACCGACCACCCTCCGGGACGCAAAGCAGACCGAGGACATGGAGGGGCGGCTCCCGACCGACCGCTACCAGCGCGTCACCGACGAGGCGATCGCGGACATCCTCTCCGACGACGTGATGGACGTCCGGACGGTGTTCGTCTACTACCCCCGGACCAACGCCGACGGCGAGTTCATCGACGAGAACGATAACGTCGTCGACGACGCCAGCGAGGCCGCCAACGACAACATCCTCGAGCCCTACGACCCCGTCAACGACGTGGTGCGGCGTAACGCCGTGATCGGCCGCCCGGGGGCAGGGTCGGCGTACTTCCCGTGGATGCTCGACCGGCTCACCGAGGACGTCGGCCCGGGCGACCTGCCCGGCGAGATGTCCGTCGACGAGCAGAACGGCTTTCTCACGCACGTCTACAAGGACTTCTCGCGCAACACCTACGTCTCCGCCGAGCAGGAGCTCGGGTTCGAGGTCCAGCGCGGCGAGAACTGGGCGATTTTGTCCGGAGTTTGAAATATAAGGCCCACAATGCTCACCATTCGTTATCTCGGCCCGGGGCGCTTCACCGACCATGGGCGCGACTTCGAGGCCCTGCCGGGGAGCGACCACGACCTCCCGGACGATCAGGCCGCCGCGTATCTCAACCACGAGCTGTTCGGCGACCGCTGGGAGCGCGTCGACACTCCGGACGACGCGGGCTCCAGCACCGCACCCGACGACCGCGATGCGGACAGCGAGGACGGAGGCAGAGGCGACGGCGAAGACGACGAAGACGAGGACGACGCGTCCGATGCAAGCGAGATCGACGGCAGCGAAGAGGCCGACAGCGGGTCCAAGTCGAACGACGACTTCATTGACCTGGACAAAGTCGGCGACGCGAAAGCCGAGGACCTCCGCGACGCGGGCTACG